AAAGAATTATTTATTTCCTTTTCCAAAAGAAGTAGTTGACTTTTTATCAGAGAACAACGGCATTCTAGGGTCATTTTGACGCATTAAATTTTGGTCAACCGCCTGCTCTTGAGCTTGGGCTTTTTCCCTAAAATATTCATTTCTCTGGTCTACCATTTCTTGTGGCATTTTACATAATAGCAGTCCACCAATCTCAATACCGTCTTTGAATCTTGAGTTAGGGTCTGCTGGTATTTGTACCTCTGGGTGGTCTGAATGTTTCACAGGCTCCCAGCCTTCACGCATACGAGAGGACACATTTAGGTTATCAGCTTCATTCACCAACGACACTCTAATCCAACGATACGCCCAGCCAGCTTCATGCTTGATTTCTGGTAATGTTGAACGAGGTTGCCACTGTTTATTTCGAACTTCAGTTTCTTCTCGAACTACTGCTTCTCTACTCTTACGATTGTTGCTTTTATCCATTTGCATTCTCCGTTTTAATTAATTCGCGTGCATATTGCTCTGGTGTTAGCTTGAATTTCTTTGCTAAAGCTAACTGTGTCTTTGTCAATCTAACCTTTTTAGGGCCAGTTGACCTTGTTGCTGGAGCAACTACAGTTGAAGGTTTGCGTTGGGCAGGTTTAGCCTCTTCCAACGTATCAGTCCCAAAATATTCTGGGAATCGTTTTTGCATAGTACTATCAATACTACGGTAATACTCTTCAGATGATGGATTTACTCCACTTCTGACTAACTTTTCATGCAGTCCTAATGCTAATGAAGTCATTTCTTCATCTTGACCGAACCAGGTGTTTCTTTCTTGCCAAGCAAGTGCCTTCGCATCTGGTCGTGGAACACTAGGTTTCACTGTATCTTGTCTTGAAGATACCGCATTTTCATTAGTTTGTAAAGTCTCTTGATTATATTGAGGCTGTCTATCTTGAGCTTGACCCAATTTATATTGAGCTTCGTTCATTTTAGTTTGAGCTTCTACTAACTTTTCACTATCACCTGCATCATAAGCTTCTCTATACTCTCTTTGAGCAATCGCTAAATCACTCGTATATTTCTCTTGAAGAGTCTTTAGATAATCTGCCTCTCCTGTTGAAAGTGTTTCTTTAAGCTTTCTATTCTCTAACATAATTTGTTCGGCAATTCTTGCAGCTTCAGCTCTTTCGCGGTCTGCTGCTTCTTTTGCACGTCTTTCATCATGCCAAGCTTTTTTCAACTGAGCCATTCTGTTTTTTACTCTATCTGAATAATCATCTAAAGTATCAGCATCAAGCTCTTCTTTTACTTCATCAGGTAAAGGTTGTCTATTTCTATCTGCTCTCGGAGTATCATCTTCAATCTCAATATCAAAATCTAACTCTCCTTGGACAGGTTCAGCTTCTTTTTTAGGTTGTTTTGGAGCTTCTTCAGGAATTTCTACATCACCTGTGTTTTGCTCTTGAGCAACCTTATCAGCTTCACTAGCCTTTACCTCAACCTCTTCCTCATCAAGTAACTCATCAGGAATCTCATTGATTATCTTTGCCATCTCTGCTCTCCATGTTATGCACGTTCGTAGCCACGTGGGTCATCCACTACAGCTTCTACTGTGTCGTCATTAATAATGCGAAACTCTCTTCCGTGAATCTTGATTCGAGTTCCAGAATATGCCCTTGTTATAACAAAGTCTCCCTCTTTACACCAAGGACCTGTAGGAAATCTGTCTTTATCTAAGTAAGCCATATCTCCTAATTTCATAACAAATAAAACTACTGTTGAATGTTCTTCAATATTTCTCGTCTTATCTGATTTAATTATCCCACTCTCATACGCTTCATCTACTGTAGGTACAGCACATAATATGCGATATCCTTTAACATCAGGTAATTGCGTAGGTTTGGTTTCTTCTACATCAATTTTAGGTGGTGTCATAGGTACACCAGATGCAGATACAATTTCTTTAGTAGGTGTTTGTATTTCACTCATCGTCATTCTCCATATGTTGTGCTAAAGAAGCGATAAGTCCTTGAGCTATTTGAAAACCTCTGATTACTCCACATGCGTGCATGTATTGGGCGTATTCTTCGGCTCTACCTTGTGCCATATCATCTTTCATGCGTTGTTCTTCCTCACCTAACTGTTTGGCGAGAATCATTAACGATTCATCCATTTCTCTCTCCTTTTGCGTTTAATTACGTTTCATTTCTCTTTTGCTTTACGGCTTCAGCACCTAACTTAGTACCTTCCATAAATTCTTTTGCATCCAACTGTTTTTGTTGGTTGACTGCGTCAGCACCAATCTTAGCACCAGCGATTCTTTCTTGCGACTCTATTCTCATTTTCTCCAATTCAAGTCTTGCTTGGTCAAGAGCCGAGTCATCATTCATCTTCTTAGCTTTTGCTTGAGCTTCCATTTGTTTAATTTGTAACTCTTGTTTTTGTATCTGTAACAGTGGGTCATCTTCTTGTTGTTGAATCTGTTGTTGCTTCGCTTCATTAATATTATTTTGTAGCAACTGTTGTCCTGCTTTAGATACAAGTCTTGAGAGTTCTACTTCCACATCATCTGGTAATACTTCATTTGGTGGAGGTAGTGGGGCTCCAAGTTCTTCTTCAATTCTCTTACGATATTCAAACGCAATATGTTCTGCTATGTGAGCTTCTACAGCAGATTGTACTTTTGCTGCATTTGGGCTTTGACCTACTAACTCTCTAATTTTAGGGTCTTCGGCAAAAGCCATATGAGTCTTGATATGGGCTTCGTGGTCTTGGTATATAAATGCTTTTACAGGTTTACCGTTAATAAGATTCATATTCTCTGAAACAGGGTTCATAGGTTTGATATCATCTTTCTTAGGTAATAATTTTTCAGCATTTTTTATACCAAGTACATCTAACATTTGTCGGTTAAGTTCCACCATATCATAGATATCTGGGTTCTGTTGTGCCAACTGCATGACTGCTTGATACTGAACAACTTTCTGTGACATAGTTGCAGCATTAGGGTCACTAACAGGAATTACATCCACCAAGTCATAGTCACTTTGTTTTGCCATTCTTGAACCTGTGTCAGGTGTATAAGAATATTCTGGTGGTGTAAAATCTCTAATAATATTTTTGAGTAATTTAAACTCTTGTTTCATTGCATAATGAATACGGCTTTGTACCGCAGACATTACTTTTAATGTTCTTTCTAAGATAGCAAGTGTTGTTCCTACAGGAGCTTGAGCTGACATATCAGATACTTTTAAATCAGCAGCACTAGCAAATCTTCTACCTTCCTCAATAATCTGATTCATTAGTTGATTTAAAACTTGACTTGGTTCTTTATAAGGGAGTGGTAATATATTATCTCTGATGCTACCTGATGGTACATCCACATCTCTAAACTCAGCAGGGGATATTGGTGTATCATCACCTTTGATTCTAAGTCCTCTAGACTTAAATCCGCCTGGTAAATTAGATAGTGTACCTGCATCTACTAACTGTCTGAGTATCATAGTTCCAGATTTAGCAAACGCACCTATTAAATGTATTAATCCAAAATGATAAAAACCAAAACCAGGGACATAACCATAGTGCACAAAGTGCTGACGTTTCTGTCTAGTTTTGTCATCTTGGTTCCAATTACGTCTGATAGCAAGTACTGTATTGGTACTCTTCTCTATAGTTACGACATAAGGTAATGCGATTCCTGTTTGTTCACCATCTACCTCATCTTCATAACCTTCTAAGTCTAAGTCAACGTGCATCTCTAGTATCTTGAAGCGACTATCTGTAGTTGCACTGAAACCCATCTTCTCAGCTATCTTTTTCTCTACATCATCTAAGTCATAAGTTGGTTCACCTAAGTCTACATCTTTATAAAATCCTGCAACTTGTAATTTACGTAATTCATTTTGTGTTTTACGCATAACGTGAGTAACCCTTTCTGCACTTTCTAAATCAGATGCACCATAAGGTACAACTAAATCTTCAGCTGGAATATACATAGAAACTTGACGTTCTAAGTTAGGGTCATAATAAACTTTCTTAAAAGCGTTACCTGCAAGACCTAAACCCCATAACATTCTTTCGTGCTCAGGTCTATACTCAACCATTTTCTCGGTGAGTTGATAATTCATATTCTCTCTGACACGATTAGCAGCATCCATATTCTCTTCAGTTTCTTTGCCAATAATCGTAGTTTTAACTGGGCCACTCGCTGGAAAAGTTTCGGTCATAGTCTCTGCTTGAAACTTCACAAGAGTCTCTGTTAATAAAGGGTGATAAACATTACAAGCTCCTTCCCATGGTTCACTTCTGTCTTCTAATTTAAGACCTAAAAGGTCTAACCCATCTACATAAGTATCAAGCCAGTCTTTACGAGAACTTACGTCTCCTGCATAATCACCGATTAAATCACTAGCTAACTTTTCAAGTAAGTCATCATCCATTTCTTCTGCAAGGTTTGCAGCGAACTCATCATCGTCCATACGGTCAGGGTCTATGGTAATCTCCATATCTCCTGCTTTAATAGTGACTTCTTCTGGGTCTTCGATTTCTATTTCTAAATCAGGCTCTTCTTGAGCCATCTCTTCCATACCAAGAGGAGCTTGGTATAACCCTTTATCAACGTTGTTGTCTTGTGCCATAATTTTTTCCTATAGTATACAGATTATCAATAATATTAATAAAACTGCACTTATAATTTTGTGGTAAGTATTATATTTATCCATTACCCATCTTCCTGCTTCTCTCAACTTTTGATATAACATAATTATCTCCGTTGTTAAATAACATACAGACGTTTCTGATTGTACCTTCTAAAACTCGGAATGTCATCTTCTTCGTCACTCGGCAACCTAATAAATCCGCCCTGCCTAAATCTCATTAAGGCAAGCGTTGTCGCATCCACTAGGTCATCATTCGCACCTGAAGGAAAATCGTTACACTCTTCTATCACTTCGTGTGCCCATCTTCTGTCTGGTGCCCATACTATACCTGAATTAAATAAATCAGACACAGCGTTCACACGACTAATTTTATCCTGTCCTTTGCCTGGTGTAAACTCTCCTACAGGAATCCCCATACGTCTAAATTCTTGGTAAAGTGCAGCACCGTTTGACTTTTTCTCTACCACGAACGCATCAGGCTCCCACGATTTATACTCTTCTAGACATAATTCTTTGAGCTCTGGAAACTCCAGTCTCTGCTTAATAGCATCTAGAAGAATAATATTATAGTTATTAGTTTCTTCATTCATAAACACACCCCAAGTAGTCAGGGCATTGTAGTCAGCACGGTTATTCTTTTCTTGAGCCGCATCAAGTGTCATAATAATAAATTCACAACTGGGTGGGTTTTCTTCTTCCCATATGTTCCACCACTCACGTTTTATTAGAGCACCTTCTTCAGATACTGGGTTTTGTAAATACTGTGCGTTCCAATAGCGTATATCTAATGCTGCTCGTCTAGACTTTAGTTCTTCCAATGACCAGAACTCAGGCCACAATGGTACTTCCTCTCCGTCTTGTTCTAGTATCGCTGGAAACTCTACCACTTCCCAGTCGTCTACTTCATCATTCTTCACCATCTGGTTGACAATCTGTCCTGTTAAGTCAAGTTTTGACCAACGCGTCATCACCACAATAATCGCACCACCTGGCATTAGACGTTGTAGGGGTCCTGATTGAAACCATTCCCAAGCGGGTAGAAAAACATCTGACTTTCCTAACTTTGCATCTTGTTCAGAATGAGGGTCGTCAATAATAAATAAATCAGCCCCACGACCAGCCAAAGCACCCCCCACACCAATAGCGAAATACTCGCCATTAAAGTTCGTACCCCAACGGGACGCTGACTTAGAGTCCGCCTGGAGCGACACATCTGGGAATATATCTTTGTACGAGTCCGAACCAACCAAATTTCGAACTCTACGGCCAAAGTTGACAGCCAAATCCGCAGTGTGCGAAGCCATAATGACCTTTTTGGCTGGGTGCTTTCCCAAAAACCACGCAGGTGCGAGATAAGATATGAGCTCACTTTTACCGTGCCTTGGTGCAATATTAACAATAACTCTTTTGCGTTTACCTTCAGCAATTTCTTCAAATAATTTAGCCAATTTTGCATGATGTGCTCCTACTTTGTAGTCTGGATAGACGTGTCTAATAAATTCTAAGAAAGTTTTACCGCCAGCTTCTTTAACTAGCTCGGCTTTGTATTGTTGAAGCAGTTGTAGATTGCGAAGTCGCTCGGTCTCGCTCATCTGTGGGAGTGCTTGCTCCAATAACTCTAAATCTTTAGGGCTAATCATCCTCAAACTCCACGTCTTGTACTTCTACCACTTCTCTAGTATGTATAATCTTGCCTTTTAGTTCTTGTATAGTCTTCATTAGTTCTTTTTCTAACTCTTCACCTGACTTATTGATGTGAGTTACCTCAGTTTTCTTCTTAAATGCGTCTACTCCGTCTATTTCACCCACAGCTTTGAATGCACTAATACGTTCTCTAGCATTTTTAGCTGAATAAGCCTCTTGTAACAGGCCATTGAGCACCGATAACTTAATATCTGCAAGGTCTTTTGCCACCATATGACTAGTCTGCGACACTAAACCTGCAAGATAAGCTATGGTTTCATTAGGATAAGTGCCAAAATCTGGTCTAAGCTCAGGATTTTTCATCATTTCTTGAGCTAATTGTTCTGCTTGCTCCATATTCTCTTTAGATGGCTCTATGTTTTCCTCAGATATATCCGCCAAAAGCTTGATAGTATTGGTTCTAGCTTCTAATTCTTCTTGTGGAGATAAATCTGGTAATGCTTCACGAGCATTCTTTGGTAATGGAACGTTGTCCTCTATATGTGGAACTACTATTGTTTGGTTCTCAGAGTCTATTATCATGTGTCGCTGTTTACACCTATATATTAATTGCAGCTTACTTTACAAACTCCTAGTATAATATATAATTATAAGTAATACAATGAAACTTGAGAGGTTTCTATGAAGATGGATTTAACGAGAGATGGAGTTTTGCATTTAGATATCTTTGATGTGGAGACTCAAGAAGAGAGAGACCAATTTATATATTACTATCTAGGGCTTTCCCGCAACGTCAAGAAAAAGTTTGAGAATGCTTATTACGCAGCCTATAATAAAAAATTATTAGGAGAACCTGAAGCAAATATCATTCACACAGATGTACACGGAGTTACTCATATTGAAGTACATCCCCACGATATCGTAAATAATCTAAAGCTTATTAAGCAGATTATACTAAGTGAACAACAATGAAAAAAAGAGAAAAAGTAAATAAACAACTAGACGAAATGTTTTTGGTCTGCTGGAAAGACCACACCGCTAATGCATCTTGGGTTGACGATATAGAGAAAGAAAAGTTTACGACTTGCTGGTCTGTGGGTTGGCTCAAAGGTGAAGATGATGATTGCATCAAACTCGTAGATACATACACTGATGACAACACAGTAGGTGGAGTTATGGTAATTTTAAAGTCTTGCATTGTTGAGATGTATATGATAGAAATGGAATAAGTAAAGTTTTAGGACAAATATAGTCCCCTACGTAACGATGATTTTTGGGTTTTTAATATTTTCAGCCCAGCCTCGAGTTTAAGTTTATTGTCGTTACTTCTTTTCCCCCACGTTTAACGCTGGGGGTTTTTTTGTCTACAGTTTATGAGGCATCAACCCACGATAGTATAACCTTCTATACTGTCCGTTAATCTTACGGTTTGGGTGTGCTGCCATTATCTTTGCGAGTATATACATATCGCCTCCCTTGTTGAAACTTAGGTAAGCTTTTCTCCCATGCTTTATGGCTTCATTGAGTATACCTTGGTTTTTCAATTTTTTACATAAAATTTTTTTCAATGTGCCTTTTCGTTTACAAGGGGGCCACTTCCTGTATTAGTAAAGTTACGAGCTGGACTTTGAAAATGTTTTGATAATTTGTGTAGATTATTGTGTATACACCGATACATATATTACGCAGATATTTGGGGGGTTGGGGATAGGTGGGGTCAATAGTGGATTAATTAGTAAAGTTATGCTTTAATTATACTGTGATTAACAAAAACTATGGAGGCTTTATGAAGCAATTAGAACTAAATATATATCCTGCTTGTATTAGGATATTCACACCACTTGATAAATTAGCTAGGCATATGAGAATGTTTAGAGTTGATTTCACATATGATGAATTACTTGAGTGGCATAAAGAAGCTAACGCGTTAACACAGCAAGTTAGCAAAAGATAATTAAGATTGGGCAAGGACGCTCAGAACTTTTACCTTGGAGGTAAATATGAAATTGTTTAATATACAATACAAATCCACAGAGCATAATAATCTTAATATTGAGGCTGAGACAGAAGAAGAGGCAATAAGAATCTTCAGAGCCCTTGTTGCAAGATACGGTGTTCTTAGTATACACGATGTAAAAGACCATGACCGTTTTAATGGTGATGTTTTTACAGATGCTGTTACAAGTCTCAGAATAAAAGGCGTCAAAGCTAGCAAATAGTTAGGACAGAACAAGGAAGTTCACTTTGGCAGGGCTTAGAGAAATCTAGGTCCTGCTTTTTTTGTGCCTAATAAAATGATACCAGTTATCCGCCGCCGACCTCGTTGCGACGACGATATGAGTACTGAGATATCTCAGTGGTAATAGTAGAGAATATCTTAGATGATAGTATAATTATTTCAAGGTTGAGAGATTACCGCCTATTGGTATACCTTGTAAAAGCAATCAAGCTATCCTGTTTTAAAAGGTAAATTATTATGAAAAAAGATAATTTAAAAAACTTAATGCGCTCTTTTGTGAACGCTAAAAAGAAAGTTAAGGATGTAGCATTAGACATCTTTAATGAGTTAGGACTAGATAACATTTCTAATCTTAAAACATTGGACGCTTGTAAGAATAAAGTTAAAAATGTTTTAAATGAAGTTAGAAGCGATTATATTCCAGAAATTGCTGTACAGCATAGCGAGAATATATCTAGTGAATATAGTTTATTTCTAAATAGAGTAAAAGATGTATTTGTCGCGGATAAGAAAGGCTCTACTAAATTTACTCCTTATCAGTGTTATATGATGAGTAGAAATGATTATAGCAATCTTAGTAAAGAAAAGGCACCTACTAACAAATACAAGGAAGCTGGTGCTAGTCTTAAATCTCATATAAAACCTGTAAGGGATAAAATGAGAGAGCTAGTAGACAATACCAATAGAGAGTTAAAAGCGGAGTTAGTAGAATTGCTTAAAACTCAAAATGGTATTGTTAGTAAGGAAAAACCTAAAACAAAAGCAGGGGAAATTAAAAAAGCGAAGGATGGACTAGATAATGCTAGAAAATCTTTTGAATATTTAGGAGACCTTGAAATGCTGGAGTGGTTAAACACTGCACCTAATAAGGATTATCGTCCTGTGTAATTTAGGATAGCATAAGGAAGTGCATTTTTAGCTGAGTTAGATTAATTTCTAGCTCAGCTTTTTTTTGGCTCAAAATTTTTTGAAACCAGTTACCCACGACGACGACGATACGACACTGAGAAATCTCAGTACTTGTTTTAGTCTGCGTCAAAACTCTATCATTTAAGAAAATCAAATATGACACGAAACACATCACAAAGTGAAACCAGTTATTCGCCGACGACACTATTCACGAACGCTGAGAAATCTCAGTACTCAATGTTCCACGCTGTGAACTTTGTTCCAAAATGCGTTTTTTGGTTGGAACGGATTTTCGTTGTATGGCTAGGATTGTGAGCGTTTGTTCCAATGTTCCAATGTTCCAACAGGGTATATGTCTGGTTTTTCAAAATTACGAGGTCAAGAGGTTATTTTTCGCAGTGCATTCAAGGCTCTCTACACAGACCGTCCTATTTTTCGCTTGGAACATTGGAACAAAACAACATAAACTATACTAACTAAAAAAATATTAATATATAAAACAATAACTTAGCTAACCCCGTTCTCTTTGTTCCGTTCCATTAGTAAAGTTAAAACGCCGTTTTTTTCTGGAACACTTGGAACAACCTTATATATCAATAACTTACACTTTGTTCCAAATCGTGTTCCAACATAACTTTACAAATAGAACGGAACAAAACTCAAAAAACCACGCCGAAAACAGACGCAAACTACAAAATCTGTCATCTAAGAAAACGAAATATGACACAAAACACATCGCAAAAATAAAGTGAAATCGCTTGGGAATTAGTAAAGTTATGTTATAATGGTTGTATAGTGTGAGTAGAGATATTATTTTATGACACTATATAAACTTAAACTTAACGCTGAGAAATCTCAGCACTTGAAAAGAGAGGTAACAAAATGACAAACAAAATAGCAAACAGAGACGCAAGTCAATATGTAAATAGATGTGAGGAATTTCAAGGTAGTAATATATTTGCTGAGGTAAGAAACTATCATACTTGTGGGTGTAATGAAGACTTATATGCTGTATACAGCTACGGACACCACTTTCCAATGTATGTCTATGACTACACCACGCAAGAGTGGTACGCAAACAGCGACAAGTATTCAAAGACTACATCAAAACATCAATCGCAATGCAGACCTAGTTATGAGATTGCGAGAGAGTTTAATACAGCAGACCTACAAAACCTTATTGACAGAGGTAGTCTTGCAGAGTGGGTAAAGTGGAAAGCAGTCGCTTAATTATTTAATTGCTGAGAAATCTCAGCACATAACACAGAGAGGTGAAAGATGAGTAAAATAAATAAATTACAAAAAGAAGTAGATGAGGCATTAAGCTTATGTACTACCAATTTTGAAAGAAGTATGTGTAGCCATTTCTTAAATAAAGACCTAGAAGAATATGGATATACCTTGAGTGTATACGATAAAGTAATACCATTGGAGAAAAACTATGAGTAAATATTATTGTAGATGTTGCGAAACACAAGTACCCTGCGAACGAGTACAGCTCGGCTATGATACTTGTATACAATGTGGCGAGGAAGAGGCTAGACAAGTAAATCACACAATCGTACCAATGCACAAGTCCAACTATGTCGTAATCAGCGACAAGACAGACTTGAAAGGTATCAATAACAAAGGAGGATTTTACAGATGAACATATTAACTGATGACTTTGAGGTATCAATTAAGATAACTGTAATGGATACAGCAGGAAACTTTGAGGGTGAGTATCAATCAGAGATACTTGATGACAAAACAGTACATGCAATTATGGAACAAGTAGCGAAAGCGAGAGGGGGTGTCAAATGAATGAATTTATATTGTATATAAAACTAACGATACTTGTACTCATACCCTTATTGGTTATGGTGTCTTGTGGATTAGCTATCTTTATTCATAAGACAGGAGGATTGTAAAGGTTTGGGGATAGTGAGTATCTTTTTTCTTTTTTCATTGCTCACTATCTCTCACTTGCGATATTATTTCGCTTGGTAATATGTAAAGTTGTGGTATACTAATAGAATGAATAAAGAAATTATTAAATGATGTAAAACTAACTGCTGAGATTTCTCAGCACAACAAAACGGAGTAAACTATGAGACTAAAACAAAGTGAGCTAGAGCTCAAAACACCAGAGCATATCATCTCATTGGCAACATCAGGTATGTTAATCTCTTGTGATGTCAATGTTTGGAGTGCAACAAAACAAGACCGAACCATATCAGGCGAGGTTACATCAAGTAAGAAAGCCGACCCTAACGCGGGACGCTTTGTTAAAAACTTACTTGCAGGGGATAAACAACACAAAGACATAATCAACTACCGACAGGCAATATATAATTGGCAGAAACGCAGTACTTTTCGTTGGAACAATGCACAAGATTATCTGTTGTCAGTGGACTTGGAAAAGTTTATGGAAGAGTGGCATAAACACAAAGCAGAGTTTGACAGATTGGTAGATAACTTTTGTATGAACTATGACACTATTAGAGGAAGTATGGCATTTGCTCAGGGTGATATGTACGACCAAGCAGATTATCCACCCGTAGAGGAAGTCAGGCGAAAGTTTGGTTGTGAACTGTATGTGTCAGAAGTGCCAGAGGGCGACCCTCGTTGTCAGATAAGCTACGACTTGGCGAATGACTTGAGAGATAATCTTAGCCGACAGCACAAGGAAAAAGTAAATTCTATTTTATCTCAACAGATAGGTAGATTGACCGAAGTTATGCAGAGTATCTCGCATTGCTGTACCTCGCACAAAGTCAAACTAAAAGATGGCACAGTGAAAGAAAAGAAACGCAAGATATACGATGAAACTTTACAAAAAGCGAAGGACTACTGCAAGTCTTACGCAAACTACGATTTAGCAGACAATGAGGATAATAAGAAACTCAAGTCAGCTATTAAACTCTTGGACGATACACTCAATGGAGTAGACAGTCATACACTTCGTGAGAGTGATGTAGTACGAGAGCAAGTGAAATCAAATGTTGATGAAATACTTAGCAAGTTTGATTTCTAAACTAACTGCTGAGATTTCTCAGCACTTAAAAAACCTATGGAGGGTATTATGTACCAAGTAACGATAGATGAGTTAAGAAAACTCATACCAACAATAAGCAAACAGGATAAGAACAATCCTAGAAAACATATCACACCTATTGTTCAAAGCGAGGCAGGTTGTGGTAAAACAAGTTTACTCAAGATGATTGAGGAAGACTTGGGTGATGGATACGATTACATCTATGTTGATTGTCCAGTGAAAGACTACTCAGACATAGCTATGACTATTCCTAACCACGATACACAGAGTTTGAAACCATATGTAGGTAGTTTGTTCAAACTTGATAGCGATAAACCGAAAGTCATACTACTAGACGAGTTTATGAAGTCACCTAAGATGTTACAGGTAATCTTTACTAGACTTATGCTAGAGAGATACATAGGTGATACACCACTACCAGATGGCAGTATTGTGTTTGGTACTTCAAACAATCAGTCAGATGGATTGGGTGATAGTATGTTAGCTCACGCAGGTAACAGGGTGTGTATTTTACAGATGAAGAAACCAGACTCAGATGAATGGTTGCAATGGGCGAACAACAATGGAGTTAATTCATATGTGAAAGCTTTCGTCAGTATGTATCCAGACTGTTTGGCGAGTTACTTAGACGAGGGACAAAAAGAAAATCCTTATATCTTTAATCCTAAGAGAATGGAGTTATCCTTTGTTAGTCCTCGTTCGCTAGAGAAATCATCTATTATTGTAGATAACAGAGAGCTACTAGGTGAGAATGCAACTATGAGTGCATTGGCAGGTACGATTGGTAAAAGTGCGTCGGCTCAGTTCATAGCTATGCTACAACTAGGCGACAAGTTACCAAAGTTTGAAGATGTACTGAAAAAACCAGAGGAAGTACCTATTCCTGAAGAAGTATCAGCACAACTTATTCTAATGTTCCAAGCAACAGATAAGATAAAAACACAGGAAGACTGTACTAACTTTATGAAGTTTGTCCAACGAATACCACAACTAGAAACTCAAGCAGTATTCTTTTCAATGGTATTGAAGAATGACAAAACTAAAATGATTGCATGTCGTAACAAAACAATCACAGATTGGGCGACTGCTAACCACTACTTATACTAGGAGGAAACTATGAATGAAAATACTAGATGTTTGATTACAGACTTGAAAGAGGGTGAGGACTTTTCTGTACCTGCGTCGCATATACACCAATGGATAATGGATAACATTGAAGATGTAATAAATGGTCAGTATAGGTTTGATGGAACTTACGAAATAAATAAACAACAGGAGTTAAAACTATGAAACACACAGCAGAACAAAGACTCAAGAGGTCGCATGTTGCGTTGATGAAACACCCTGAAACTGCATTGTACTCAGGTATTATTCTAATGGGTAAGAGTACCATAGATGACAATGTTCCAACTGCATACACAGATGGAGTAAACAAAGTTTATGGTAGGGAGTTTGTTGACAAACTAAATGATGAAGAGTTACGAGCATTGATACTACATGAGAACTTGCATGTTGCATTGAAACATATGAACAGGTTTATGAAAGAGTTTAAAGCAGAACCTCAACTCATTAATGCGTCAGCAGATTATGTTGTAAATGATATAATTGTAAACTTACAAGACAGGGACTTTTGTAAACTTCCAGATGGAGGGTTAGTTGACAGTAAATATCATAATTGGTCAGTGCGACAGGTTTACAATGACTTGAAACAAAAGCAAGACAATGACCCTGATTTTCAACCACAAGACTCACTAGATGAACATGGGTTTGGTGAGGGCGAGGGTAGAAATATGACACCACAAGAGCAGAAAAAACTTAGTGAGGAAATTGACAAAGCATTGCGACAGGGTTCACTACTCGCAGGTAAGCTAGGTGGTAAGACACCACAAGCGATTGAAGATTTACTTACAGGTAAGGTAGATTGGCGAGCCGTCCTTAGAGAGTTTATTACCTCAAACACAAGAGGTATGGA